CGAATGGCGTTTGCAAATCCGGCGCGAGCTCCTGCAGGCTGTGCGTGAGCGCGCGCAACGTGCCGAGCAAGTCGAGGAAATACGGTCCGCCGCTGGTCGAGAAATACAGGCCGTACGGCGATTGCACGATGGTCCGCGGAGCGTTCGTGCCGATCGTCAGCGAAACGTAGTTGAGCGACAGGTTACTGAATGCGGTATCGCCGGTGATCTGCCACACTTGATTCTGCTTGAATACGGTGAGAGATTGCACGACGCCCGAGCTCGTTGTCTGGATCGGCAGGCCCGACAGTGCATTCACCGGCGACGAATCGCCGATGACGAGGAATTGCGTCGCATTGGTGACGGTCGGCGGCACCGTCAGGACATCCGTGTACCAGATTTGATTGCCGAGCGCGAAGTACGCGCGATTGTTGAAGTTGGCGACCGCGATCGGAATTGCCGGCAATCCGTGCACCAGCGTGTTATACGAATTCCACGTCGGATTCTCTGGGTCGCTGATGTTGATGACGCCGAATACGTTGTTGCCGAGCCCCGAGCCCCACAGCGCGCCGCCGCCCCATAGCGAAGAGCCACCCCATACATTTCCGCCGCTTCCCGAAAAGCCGGGGTGCGTGATGATGACCATGACGCCGACGTTGGCTATCGTCGGCGGGAACCAGTCACCGAAGGTCGGGGGGCTCGCTGGCGTGTTCGCCGCCGTGACGTTGGCGATCGGGATGAATGCGCGCGTCGCCGTGTCATAGCAAAACGGCTCGTCCTGGCCCGGATTGCGATTGGACGCGACCATGCCGTACACCCGCGTTCCGATCGCCGCCATGACAGAAATGAACGTCGGACTCGAAATGGCGTCGGCGAGATTGGCGAGTTGCGTGACGCCTGGCCGCGAAATGAGCAGTTCCGGGTTCGACTGATCGAACACGAGGTTCGTGAGCTGCTGACACGCGCCGGGGAACTTGTCGGTGGCGTCGAACGCATCGACAAGCCCTCGCGGGGTGAAGCGCATCGGCGCGGCTTTGCTGATCGCCATGTCAGTACGGTTGCGCCTTGGTCGGCTTCAATCCACGATTGAATTTCCAGTGCCGCGGATCGAGGCGGATATTCTTCACCGCCTGCTGTTCATCGCCCTCCATGATCAGGTGCGGGCGCAGCATTTCGTCACACTCGCGCAGGAATTGCGCTTCCCGATCGTCGCCGGTCACGCCCATCATGTGCGCGGCCGTGGCGTGGATCAGGTATTGCGTGAACGGAAACCACGGCGTTTGCGCCGACCCGGACGGATTCACGATGTCCGGCTGGTTGCGCATGTAGCGATGCGTGAGCGTGATCGATCCCGAGGTCTGCGGGTATATGAAGAATTGCCCGGCGCTCGTGAGCGTGCCCACACCGGGACTGCCGCCGCTCCACACCTGGGCACCGGTCGATACATCGGTCGCAAACTCATACGGGTAATTGCTGATCGACGGCGATTTGAACTCGGCGTCGAACTGCTCCATCGTGATCGGCACGAGGAATTGCGTGAGTGAGGATGACGTGCCGCCGCCGGACGTCGGCAGCGGATACCAGAGGTCGTACGTGCGCAGGTAATCGGCCTCGAGCGCGAACGGGCCGTAGATGCCGGCGCTTACCGTCACCGATTGGGTGACGCGATTGACCTTCAGATCCTTGTTGAGCTTGAGATCTTCGAGAACGAGATTCAGGAACTGGCCGGCGATCTGCACCATGCCGGTCCCGCCCTTGGCGATCCGGCTGGCGAGCAGACAAATGGCGCTGGCTTGCATCGGCTCATCGCGGACGCGTTACATCGTGGCCGTTGATCTTCTGGCGCCCGGCGACGATGGCCGCGCGCAGGCTCGCGATGGCTTTCAGTTGCTGATCGCGCGAGGATTTGTAGTTCTTCACCGTCATGTCCTGTTGCGAATTGAGCGATTTCCCGGATTCCTTACGCTTCACGAGCCCCTGCACGGAATCGTCGAGGTTTTCGAGGTTCTGCTCCATCGCCGCGATCTGCGCTTCCTTGTTCGTGATGTCGGCGCGCACGAACTGCCGGTCGAACACGTCCTGCACGATGTCGATGCGCGAATTGACCGCCGCCACGTCGTCATCGCTGTACGTGTAGCCGGTCATCTTGATCGTGCGCTGCTGCGACAGCGCCATCGCCACTTCGAAGCTGCCGGTAACGGTGCGCTGCACCGGTTCGGTGTTTTCCTTGCTCATGCGCTCATGCCTCGCTGGGACAGTTGCGGCTTGTGCGGCTTGCGATAGAAATTCTCGTCGGTGCCGTGAATGTCGGCATCGTGCTTCCAGCACTTGTAGACGATTTCCTTGACTGTCCGCAACGTGTCGAGATCGAGCTCGTACACCGCGCCGTGATAGAACGGGACGCCGTTGATCTTGAGGTCCGTGCCGCCGCACGGCGGGAGGTCGACCTTGTAGAAGAACGTTGGCACGGGCACGCGCTCGAATACCGGTTTGAGGATCGGCCGGCCGCTGTCGTCCTTGTAGCCGACGATCTTCATTTCCTTCAGCCGCGGCAACGGCACGGTCTTTCCGGTCGGCACTTCCTCCACGGTGCGCTGCAGCAACATGCCTTGCGCCTGCGCAGTGGCGAGCGCGGACTGTTCGGCATCGCTGCGCTGCGCGTTGGCGGCGTCGAGTTTCGCGCGCAGCTCGCGGTTTTCGGCGAGCAGTCGTATTTCAGCATCGGTCGGCATGCCGTCCGTGGAGGCGACTTCGACGTGCTGCCGCTTGGCGATCTTGGCCGCGCGCGCCTTGGCGAGATTCGCCCGTGCCTTCGCTGCCGCTGCCGCTTTCTTGTCGTCCGGTTGATCGCTCATCGCACCCTCGCAAAAGAACGGGCGGCGGTTGTGCGCGCGCCGCCCGGATTCATTCCCGACAGGATTACGAGTTGTCTGCCATCGTGCCGGCGCTGTAGCCCGGCGTGAACGCGCTCGAGGCTTCCAGCCGCACGAGGAACGCCTGATTTAGGATGATCGAGCCGTAGAAGCATTTCCAGCTCACGACGCGCGTCTGGTTCAGCCGATCGCTCTTGTCGGCCCCGGTCAGGTAGAAGAACTCGGGGTTCTCGAGGATCACCTGCCCGTAGCTGTGATTGCCGATGAAGATCGACGGGAACACGTACACGCCGGTCGCCGGCGCTGCGGGCGGCGTCTGCGCCGCGCCGATGCCGGTGATGACGACCGTCGCGCCGGACGGCAGTTGCGTCGCCTGGCCCGCCATCGGTCCCGTTGCCGGGCCCGCCGCGCAAAGGCCGAGATTGGTCGGTGACGCCGACGTGCCGATGTAGACGCTGAACGTGTAGTTCGGCAGCGTCGGCAGCGTAACGCTGATCGATCCGGTCGGGCCCGTGACGCTGATGTTGCCCGACACCTGATAAATCTGCTGCTCGACCGACGTTTGCACCGGCGAGCCCGTCACCTGGATGTTGTACGTGGTGCTCGTCGCGAGTGTGCCGCCAGCGGCCGATGCGGTACCGGTGACGAGCGCCACGCCAACCCAGTACGGCATCATGTTCGTTTCGACCCAGCGCACGCCGCCGAACGCCCCGAGCTCGTTGTTGTAGAGCCGATTGATGTCGGAGTACGCCCACGCGGTATTGACCTGCGCGTTCTCGCGCATGTCCTGCGCTGCGAGCGGATGGATCAGCGCGCAATAGTGCTGCATCACCGCCGGGGATTTCGACGGGTCGCGATACGAACCCGCCTCGATCATCATGTCCTCGCGCTCGTCGCCCATGTAGCGCGGCGCGCCGTACGTCATCAGCGAGCCGACGATCTTGTTCGATTCGTGCGGCGTCGTCACGTCGGTTGCGACCAGTGCTGCGCGGCTCGTGCGGCCGTTGGCGTAATTCACCTGATTGGCCGAGAGCAGCGTATTGAGGGTGTTGCGCTCGAGCGTTTCCGGCATCTGCAGGCTGACGAGCTGGATAGCCTGCTGGAAGATCGGGTGCTTGATGGTCAGGTTCGCCACGTCGGTGACGATCACGCTGTCGCCCCACTGCTGCGCGACGGCGGAAACCTGCACCAGCGTGACCGCCTCGCCGACGGGCGCTACCCCTTCCTGCAGCGGCGCGAACGGCAGCGGCAGGCGTTCGAAGCGCGTCGCTGTGTACGTGGTGCCGCGGTTGATATCCAGATGCAGGGGCTTGCCGAACTGATACGCGACGAGCTGCCGGCGCGCGAGCGGTTCGACTTCCTCCTGGATGTAATTCTCGATGTCCGACTGGAAGCCCGGCGAGGTCGACGTATTCACGACGCCCAACGTCAGAAACGCCATCAGTTTCAAGAGAAATGCGGTCATGGTCGTCATGCTCCGTTGAATCAGATGGGTTGGCCTTCGAGTCGTGCCCGACGCTTGTCGCGTTCGGTCTGTCCGCCGCCGCGCGCGCTGACATCGCTGCGCGCGTTCGGCAAGCGCTTGCGTTCCACGGACGATGCGTTGCCCGGCGCGGCGGCGCGCGCCGCTTTCGGCTTCAGCTTGCCGTTCATGATGTCGTCGCCGATCATGAAGCGCAGCATCGCCATGCGCGGCGGCACGGTCTGCCCGGACGCGCGCAAGTCGCTGACCGCCTTTTCGATGCGATCGCGATACTGCTTGTACGTTTTCGGCTTGGTGACCGCGAGCTGTTCGAACTGTGTGCGGTCGGCGATGTCGCGCGATTCGTTGAGCGCCGCCTGCGAGCGCTGATCGGACGCGCGAATCTTGCGGTTGCTGTCGATCTGCCAGCGCAGCCAGCGGATTTGATCTTCGGTCGCGCCGTTGCGCTGTGCGTCCGCGATCTGCGCTTCCTCGCGGTCGAACTCGGGATCGCGTGTCGGCGTCTGCGGCGTCGCGCCCTGGCGCTGGCGCGTCTCGTTGAGCTCGCGCTCGACGTTCTCGCGCCGCGCGCGCTCGGCTTTGAGCGCTTCCTTGGGATCGTCGGGATCGTCGGGATCGGGCGGGTCGATGTCCAACACGTCATCGAGCGCATCCGGGTCGTCGTTAGCGCCGCCGGCATCCGGCGCAGGATCGGGGCCCGGATCGGGCGGCGCGCCCGGATCGGGATCGCCTTCGGCCGCGCCCAGGCGCAGATAACGGGACAGCAGTTTGCGCAGCAGCAAGCTCATTTCGTTGCGCTTCCGATGTTGAAATAGGTAAGCGTGCCGGCCGCGGTGACCATCACGAAGTAGTCGCGGCGCACGTCGGTGGCGATCGTGGCCGTCCCGGTGATCGTCGTACTGGCATCGCCGGCCGTCAGCGTCCCGGTATGCGTCGTCGCATCGTTGAGGATCGACCACCAGAAGCCGAACGTGCCGTCGGTGACGACCGTTGGCCCCATCGCCGCGATGATGGCGGCGGTCGCAGGCAAGGTGATCGTGAAGTCACCCGACGCGCCGCTCGTCAGCCGTAGCACCCGGCGCCGGCATTGCGGTGCCGTCAGCGTCGAATTCGTGCCCGCCGTGACGATGTTTTCCAGATGCCCGCAATAGACGTTCGCGTTCGAAAGCAGCGCGATCAGCCCAAAGTCGGCGGCGCGGTCCGGCACGAGTCCGGCGGGGATCGGTGCCAGAACCGCGAGACGCAGGAAGTCGCGCATGGGTTACGCGGCGACGGCCGTGATCACGAACAGGCGCGTGAACGTGATCTTGTTGTTGAACACGCTCACCGCTGCGCCGTTGGCGATGTTCTTGTTGATGTTGCCGGCGACTGTGATCGCGAGCGTGTTCACCGCCGTAACGAAATAGTTGCTGCTCGATCCGTCGGTGTTGACGACCTGCATCCATGACGCGTTGGCGTTGATTCCGGTGGCGCTCGCGACGTTGATGATGCTCGTCGGATTGTTAACGCCGGCGTTGTTCGTGACGGCCGCTGTCGTCGTCGTCGAGTTCGTCGAGACGGCACCAGGCAGCGTCGGATTCGCGAGGTTCGTCACCTGCGCGAGCCAGTACGCGAGTGCCGTCGTCACCATCGTCGCCGTGCCGGTGATGGTGACGTTGGTTCCACCGGCGAGCGTCATCGTGCCCGAGTTGAGGTTCGCGATTTGCAGCAACGCTTGCGCACCGACATACGCGTTCGGCCAGTAGCCGTTGATGATGGCGGTCGCGGTATCGGTCGTGTTCGTGTTCGCCGATCCGCCGGACGCGACGATGATCGCGTTGATGAGTCCGTTCGGGCAATTCGCGGGATTCAGCGTCAGCGCCGTCGTGCTGGCGTTGGTGACGGCCGAATAGTTCTTCGGCAGCGCCATCGGTGACGCGGCGAGTGCGAGCGTATTGAGATACGCCTGCAGCGATGCAGCATCGGCGTTGTTGCCGTCGATCTGCAGCGATGGGAGTTGCCCGATCACCGGCAACCGAAGGAAGCGGAGAGCCTGCGCGAGTCGAGTCATAGAACGACCTCCCAGAAATTGCCCGCCATCATGGGCACGATTTTTTCCAATGTCAAATACCGTGCCCGAACGTATGGATTAAGGCGCCTGCCAGAACAGCGTCACAGTCCCATCGCCGCCGGCGCCGCCGGGCGTGCTGCTGTTCCCGCTGGCACCGCCGCCACCGGCACCCGCTGCGGTCCCGGCCGTTCCTCCCGAGCCATCGTTTCCGCCGGTGCCTCCCTTGCCGAAAATGGATGCTCCACCGCCGCCACCGCCGCGTCCGCTGCCGTGGCCCCCTACACCCACGCACCCTGGCGCTGGCGCACCATCGCTGCCCAACCCGCCGCCGGTGCAACCGCTTCCACCACCGCCGCCGCCGACGTCGCGCGGGTCATCCAACGCGCCCCACAAACCCGGTCCGCCGCCGATGGCATTCTGCCCGGCGCCACCACGTACCCCGCCGCCATTCGAGCCAGCGATTGACGTCGAGACGGCGCCAGTATTCGGTGCTCCCAGAGCGGCTCGCGCGCCGGCGCTGGAGTTCCCGCCAGCGCCCCCGGGAACTCCCCACGGAAACGTGCTGGTGCTGACGCCGCCCGCGCCGACGACGACTGTCAGCGTCGCGCCCGTGATCGGGATGAGCTTGGCATCGGTGAATTCGCCCGAGCTGCCGCCGCCGCCCGAGTTGCCAGATGCGCCGAACGATTGTGTCGGCGCGCCGCTGCTTCCTGCGCCTTGGATCATTGCCCACACAGCGGTTACGCCCGTGGGCGGCGTGAAGGTATAGGTACCCGCCGCGGAATAGGTGACGCTTTGCAGCATCAGCCTATCCAGTACACGACGACTTTTCCAGATCCTCCGGCCCCGCCGACAGTACTCGATCCGTTGCCGCCGCCGCCCCCACCGCCGCCAGTGTTCGCCGTTCCAGCGTTGCCCGGATTGTTCGCCGCACCGCCCGCGCCGCCGCCGCCAAGCGGCGTTGATCCGCCACCGCCACCGCCGCCGGCGCCACCACCAGCACCGCCGGTTGCATGCCCACCGGAACCGCCGCCGGCAGACTGACCCACACCGCCGCCGCTGCCGCCATAGAACGACGGCGTTTCGGACGTGCCAGGCACGCCCTGCGCCGTACCAACGGAGCCGACGCCACCCAGACCACCGCGGATGCCTCCGCCGTTGCCTCCAGCGCTCGTCGAAGTCGTCGCGTCCGGTGCCGCGTTGCCGCCCAGCACCGTCCACGGGCCGAACGAGGTATTGCCGCCATTGCTGCCGACGTTACCCGCTGATCCTGCCGCACCGCCGGCTCCGACGGTTATCGTTTGCGCGCCACTGACCGGGACCAGGAAACCCTCGCAGAATTCACCGGTACCGCCGCCACCGCCCTGATGTGCCGTGACGCCGCCCGCGCCCGCCCCACCGCCCGCGTACAGGTCGAGCCATACGCCGGTTACGCCACTCCCAGGCGTAAACGTGCCGCTGGCGTTGAACACCTGCGATTGAAGTGTGCCGCCGCCGCTGGCGGTCGAAGCAATCGTGAGATTGCCGAGCGGTCCACCATCGGTCAGCGTGATTCCTGTTCCGGCGGTGAGCTTGCGCGAATTGGCAAGCGTGGCCTCGGTAGCGATCGTCGCAAATGTCTGCGGCAATGATGGTACGGCGGTCGAAGTGATCGTCACCGGTCCCTGTGGGCCGCCGTCGGTAATGGTGATGCCCGCGCCGGCGGTCAGCGTGCGCGAGTTAGCGAGCGATGTTTCGGCATGGACTGTGGCAAAGGTCTGCGTCAGGAGCGGATCAACATCAGCGGCCGCCAGCGCACGAAATGTCGGCTGCGCTGGCGCGCCGCTCGTCGGGCCTGCCCATACCGTGTTGGCGTTCTCATTGACCTTGGTGATGGCAAGCGTGCCGGCACCGGTGATCGGTGATCCCGATACCGAAAACTCCACCGGAACGGTCTGCGCAACGCTCGTAACCGTTCCCGTTCCGGGTATGCCGCCGCTCGTTGAAAACGTGCCGATGTTCTGGATCGAGCAGACGGTGTAGTTGTAGGTCGAGCCGACGGTAAGGAGCCAGATGCGGCGCGTGCCCGGTTCGACCGTGGCCGTGCCGTTGATCGTCGTCGACGCATCGCCCACGACCAGCGTCGCGGTAAACGTCGGGTCTTCGTTCTGAATCGAAATTTCTACGGCGAATGAGCCATCTTTCGCGATGGTCGGTCCGAGTGCATCGATCAGCCGCGCGGTCGGCGGCAGCGTCACGGTGAAATTATTGGCGGCGGTTCCGATCAGGCGCACGACACCGGCAATCGCCTGCGCACCGGTCAGCGTGATATTCGTTCCGCTCTGTGTCAGGTTGGCGAGATCGACCGCGTACGTGTTGACGTTCGATACCAGCGCATCGAGTCCGTAAGTATTCGACGTATCCGGGCGCAATTGTCCCGGCTGCGCGAGAATGATGCCGAGATTCAGGAACGGGCGCGCGCGGCGCAAAGCGCGATGATGCTGCATCAAGTCATTCCGTATAGCGTCGCCGTCGTGCCATCTACGAACGCGGTGCCGCCGGCAGTCAGGATAATGTCGGTTATCGCTGCGGTATTCGCCCACATCGCCGCAATCAGCGCCTCAAAGAATGTGTCCGTCGAGTACCACTCAACGACGCGACTCTGCGCGTGCTTGCGGAACGTAGTTTTGGAATAATTATGAATGTCGATAACAGCCGATCCGAAAGTGTTCGCATTGTTCTGACTACCCGGAATATCGCAGATCACCGCTCCCGCCGTGCTCGACGCTACCGTAATGGCGGTGGCGCTTGTCCCGGTTCCGCTAAGATATTGCGATGCGTGATAGTTGCCGGCTGTCGCGTCGCCGTTGAATTTGATGCGAACGACGAGATCATTTGAACCCGTTGCGGTATCTCGACCGGACAACCAAATTTGCAGGTTCGTAAAAGCCTGCGAGATCGTCGCGAACTCAATCGTCGCTTGCGATCCCGAGGTGATGACTTGGCCTAGTTGCGATATGCCGGCCGTCGCAGCGACATTCGACGCCGATGTAATGCGTCCTTTTGCATCGACGGCGATTTGCGGAACGTGCGTTGCATCGCCATAGGTCGCAGCCGTCACTCCAGACGTCACAAGCGTCGGATTCGGATAGGTTCCGGTGAGATCGCCGCCGGCGGGACCGCTCGGTGTCGCGCTGCCGCCACCGCCGCCGCCCGCTCCCAACGTCTGAATGTCGCCCGTTCCGAGTCGCAAAAATCCGTGCGTGATTTTCATGGTCAGGCGTAATAGCTGATGTTGAGCACCGGCGAACCGCTACCGATGATGAACTGGAGCGCCGTGAAGTCGCCGACGTAATCCAGTTCGCTCCCGGTCGAAAGCGTCATCCCGACGCTCGATGTCGGCGCCGTTCCATCGTCGCGCCAGATCGCGGTTGCGGTCGTTCCGGTGCACTGGATCACCGCATAACCGACGACGACACCCGCGGGCGGCTTTGGCAGCGTCAGATGCTGCGCCGATCCCGTCAGCGTCAATTGCTGATACCCGAGCGGCCGGCGAATGCCGGTAATCGTGGCCTCGTTCGCCACGATGCCCAAGTGCAGGAAATCACGCAGCCGCTTCATGCTGGCCCTCCTTGAGTCCGCGCGTGATCGCCGCGCAACGTTTTTCGAACGACGGATAGAAATCGGAATCGCGCGGCATCTGTTTCTTCAGCCACTCCAGAAGATCGACGCCGTAGCCTTCGGCCACCACGAACGCATCGGCGTCGAGCTCGTTCTTGCGCGCGAACGCGGCGGCGCAGAAATACAGCGCGCCCACCGCCAGCGCCACGGCAACGATGCGCAGCGGCAGGAACGCCAGCGGCGTAGCCATCGCGACGAGGCAGCCGATGCGCTTTTCCAGATGCCACGCGCGGCAATGCTTGGCCTCGTGCAACAGCACCGCGCGCTGCACGCGATGACCGTCGCGCATGAAGTGCGGGCCGATCAGGATGTAGCGATTCCAGAAGAATCCGCGTGCTTCCGCGCTCCCGGTGTGAAACGCCGAGTAGCACACCGGAATGCCGCAGATTTCCGCAACCTGGTTCATCCGAACCCCGTCACCACAAGCGCAGGTGTCCGCCGCCGCCCATGCCGATCACGTTGAGCAATAGCGTGATGGCGACGACGAGCGCAATCAGCCCGAGCACGACGCGCGCGACCTTGTTGAACGGCTCTGGCAGGCCGACGTAGCCGATGAACCACCAGCACAGCCAGAAAATAAGTCCGAGAACAACGATGACGACGATGAAATGCAGCAACGATGCGACGTCCATGTTCGTCCTCCTGGTTGACTATCCGCGGCCCATCACCGCGCCATCGGCAATCTGATCCGCCGGCACCGCGCCCGGCGGTTGCTGCGCAGGCCGGCCCGGTGCTGGCAGCGCGCCCGGACGCGGTGCACCCGCGGCACCCTGCGGCGGCGCAGCGCCCTGGCCGCCGCCCGGAGATCCCGGCACGCCCTTCTGTTGCACCATCGCCATCTCGCGCTTGCGCGTGAGCGCCTGGTAGTGCGCCATCATGTGTTGCTTGAAGAGGCCGAGCGGATCGCCGGCCAAGTTCGCGGCGCGCATGTGCGATTGCAGATGCTTCACGTCGTCGTCCGCCTCGTGCACTTCGACGGCGAAGCCGTTGTGCAGCATCTCGTCCTCGATCTCGGGATCGACGCGGAACTGATTGCGCTGATCGACGAGAATGCGCGGCGCCACCTCGGGACCGAAGATCGTTTCCGTGCCCTCTTCCAGAATCGGCGTCACGTCGAGCGTGCGCCCGTTGAGCAACTGCGGCGGGATGCCCTTCAGCACGTTCATCCACGCGATCTTCTGCTGGAGCCGCTGCACGCCGTTCATGAACTCGGTGCCGGTCCAGCGGAAGAAAAATCGCTCGCCCCACTGCGGTACGGGAATCTCCTCGAGCGCCG